TTGTTGTCCACGTGTTTTTACCCCCCGCCCCCATTAAAGCATTCCCAAAAATTTTTTCCTGTGCTAAATTCCGCCCATGCATAACGCCATCACTGCCGATGCAGTTTTGCGTGGACTAGCCCTATCTGTAGCCAGAAACAACGTGGGTGCCATGAGGCCAATCCACGAAATTTATGGGTCAGAGGGCCTCACGCAGACTGAATACGATGCCATATCCACGAATCCGACGTTCAAACAGTACGTACTTGCGTACGAGAACGAACTGAAGGAGGCGGGGTTCTCCTTTGCCGCGAAAGCACGGGTTCTGGCCGAGGATTTATTGCCCACTGCGTACCATATGGCGCGTGATCCGGACACACCCAGTGCAGTTCGGCGTCAAATCATTGCCGACTTCGTCGATTGGGGCAAATTGAACCCGAAAAACGACGTTTCTGTGGCCTCTGGGACCGGATTTTCGGTCACGATTAACTTCCCTGGGACCCCCCAAAGACCCTCTGAAACAGTCGTGATTGAGGCCGAAAACGTCGAAAAACCCCCCGAAAAAGGCTTAGAAACCCCAAAAATCGCGCAAAAAACGCCCATTTTGCTGGTTGAGGACGAGGATTACGAGTACGCAGGGGAAGACTACCTATGAGCGTGGTATACACCCCGCCGCCGTCGGTGGTGCCGTTTCTCTCCAGCGAAAAGTTCGCCAACTTCATCGTCGGGCCGGTGGGCTCCACCAAGACCACAGCGTCCATCATCAAGATTGCCTACGAGGCCAAGCAGATCGCACGGTGCAGAGACGGTATTCGGCGGTCGCGGTGCGTCGTGGTGCGTAACACGCGGCAGATGCTCTGGGACACGACGATCCCGGACTTTCTCAAGTGGTTCCCTGATGGTGTTGCTGGTACGTTGATGAAGACGGACAGCAAGTTCCTCCTCAAGTTCGACGACGTGGAGTGCGAGGTGCTGTTCCGGGGGCTTGATGATGCCAACGACGTGCGGCGGTTGCTCTCGCTCCAGTTGACGTTCGGCATGATGGACGAGTTTCGGGAGATCAACCCCGACGTGTACAACGCGCTCACGGGCCGCTTGGGGCGATACCCTGACAAGACGATGAACGGCGTCGGGGCGTGTGACGACTCGGGCAAGCAGGTGCACAAGGTGTGGGGGGCGACCAACCCGCCCGACGCGGATACGTTCTGGGAAGAGCAGTTGACCAGCCCGCCGCAGAACATGCACGTGACGATACAGCCGTCGGGGCTGTCAGATGAGGCCGACTGGGTGCAGTATCTGCCCACGGGGTACTACGACAACCTGTGCGAGGGCAAGACGCCTGACTGGATCGACGTGTACGTGCACGGTAAATTCGGCAGATCGCTCTCGGGCACCCCGGTGTATGAGAAGACGTTCGTGGAGGACTTCCACATCGCGTCTGAGAACATCAAGCCCATCGCCAACGCGGACTATCCGGTGACCATCGGCATCGACTTCGGGCGCACGCCTGCGGCTGTCTTCATGCAGCGAGACCCGCGTGGTCGCGTACTGGTGCTTTCGGAACTCACGTCGGAGAACATGGGCCTGGATACGTTCATCAACACCAAGCTCAACCCGCACATCGCCAACACGTTCCCAGGGTATCAGTTCGTCGCAGCGCCTGACCCCGCAGGGTTTGCCAAACAGCAGGCCAACGAGATGACGCTGGTTGACCAGTTGAAGGCCGCTGGGTTTCGCTGCGTAAAGCCGCCGACTAACGACCCGGACAAACGCATACAGGCGGTCGAGCGGCTGCTCAGCCAGCAGCTTGACGGTAAAGCCATGTTCCTCATCGACCCACGGTGTACGATGCTCATCAGAGGTTTTCGCTCGGGGTATCGGTACAAGGTCAAGAAGAACGGCGAGATCGAGGACAAGCCTGACAAGAACGAGTTCAGTCACTGCCACGATGCGTTGCAGTACGGCGCGGCGGTGATCGACATGAACATTCGCGGCTTCGGCTTGCAGAACACTCGCAGAGAGATTAAGCGGGTGTCCTACGTCTACACTTGACCGGGGGGTACCCCCAGATACAATTCGGGAACACACAGGCGGTTGGCCTGAAGAAGGATTACCATGGCCCTCGGACTCGCACTCATCCCCGTCGCCAGAGCCTCTGACCTTGAGGCGGAGGCCAAGAAGCGCAACGACGAGTTGCAGAATCAGCCTGTCATTCAGAATCTGGCGAGCCACGTTCGCAAGCGGTGGAACACTGCCAAAGAGGCCAAGCGGGAGATCGAGGAGCGCATGCTCAAGGGCCTGCGCCAGCGCAACGGGATGTACGACCCGGACAAGCTGGCCGAGATCATGAAGCAGGGCGGCTCAGAGATTTACATTCAGTTGTCGTCGGTCAAGTGCCGCGCAGCGACAAGCTGGCTGCGAGATACCTTGCTGGGTACCGGGGCCGATCGTCCGTGGTCGCTGAGCGCCACACCTGAGCCGACACTGCCGCCCGACGTGGTTGACGCCCTGCGGGCTGACATGGCCGCTGAACTCCAGATGATGATGGAGCAGGGCATGCAGACCCCCACGCCTGAGCAGCTTCGTGAGATCGCCCTGCGGATGAAAGACGCCGCGATGCGCAAAATGAAGGAAGAGGCCGACGAGCGCATCGACCGCATGGAACTCAAGATGGAGGATCAACTCATCGAGGGTGGCTGGACCAAGGCCCTCAACGAGTTCCTCGACGACATCGTCACCTTCCCGTACGCCGTGCTCAAGGGGCCGGTCAAGCGCAAACGCAAGACGCTCGCTTGGCAGAACGGGCAGCTTCTGCCCTCTGAGGAGATTCGCAACGAGTGGGAGCGCGTCGATCCGTTCATGCTCTACTGGGCTCCGTGGGCCTCGGACATTCAGGACGGCTTCAACATCGAGCGGCACCGACTGACCCGCGACGACCTCCAGGCTCTCATCGGCGTGCCGGGGTACAACGACGCGGCCATTCGCACGGTGCTTGAAGACTTCAAGCAGGGCAACCTCAACGAGTGGCTGTGGACCGACAGCGCACAGGCCACCGCCGAGGGCAAGCACGTCACCGACAGCACCTACACCGATGACCTCATCGACGCGCTTCAGCTTTGGGACAACGTCCAGGGCAGCGACTTGCTCGACTGGGGCCTGGACAAGAAAGAGATTCCTGACCCGGCGTTGAGCTACCCCTGCGAGGTGTGGCTCGTGGGTACCACCGTCATCCGCGCTGTGCTCAACTACGACCCGCTCGGTCGCAAACCGTACTACGTCACCTCGTACGAGAAGATTCCCGGCGCGGTGGCAGGCAAGGGCGTGACAGACCTGTGCCGCGACTCCCAGAACATGGTCAACGCCTCGGCCCGCTCGCTGGCGAACAACATGGGCATCTCCTCTGGCCCACAGGTGGGCGTCAACACCAGCCGCATCCCACCGGGCGAGGACGTGACGCAGATGTACCCGTGGAAAATCTGGCAGTTCCAGAGCAGCGAGTTCAACGACGGCTCGCAGCCTCTCCAGTTCTTCCAGCCCAGCAGCAACGCCTCTGAGCTTATGGCCGTGTTCGAGAAGTTCTCGGCACGCGCTGACGAGGACACGATGATCCCGCGCTACATGACCGGCGAGTCCAGCCCCGGCGCTGGTCGTACGTCGTCTGGCTTGTCCATGCTCATCAGCAACGCTGGCAAGGGCATCAAGCAGGTGATCACGAACATCGACCAGAACATCATCGTGCCTTGCATTGAGCGTCTCTATCAGGACAACCTGCGCTATAGCAAGGACCCGGACCTCATCGGGGACGTTCGCGCTGTGGCCCGTGGCGCTACGAGCCTCGTGGTCAAGGAGGCCGAGGCGATCCGCCGTCAGGAGTTCCTGGCTCTGGTTCTCAACAGCCCTGTGGCTCAGCAGATCGTCGGCATGGACGGCGCGGCAGAGCTTCTGCGCGAGCAGGCTCGCAACCTGAGCGGCAACGTGGACAAGATCGTGCCAGACCGCCCGACGCTCAGCGTCATGCAGCAGCAAAAGCAGGTAATCGAGCAGTTGCAACAGCAGCTTCAGATGATGGCCGGGGAGATGCAGATGCTCACTGGCGGGGCACCGGGGGCACCCGCCGCTCCTGGCGCTCCCTCTCCTGCTGCACCGCAGCAGCCGCGAAATATACTGCCCGACGGTTCTGCTGTCGGTGGCCGCGAGGGCAACTTTATGTCCCCTCGACCAAACGGCGTATAAATAGTTGACAAGTTCAGTAAGTGGTGTTGTAGAATTTACACATGAAGATTTTTGTGGGCCAAAAGCCCGACAAGCAGCACATGCAAGCGTTATACCGCTGCAAGCTGCCTGAGAACGAGGCGCTGCTGGCGCTGTTCCGGACGAAGCTGGAAGAGGTCAAAAACTCTCTGGTCTACGCCGAAGAACCCGCCCGCATACATCGTCTTCAGGGTCGAGCAGAAGCCCTATCAGATTTCCTCGAAGCGGTTGAAGAATCGTCAGAGGTTCTGGCGCGGTTGAAATAACCGCATTTTTGTAGTCCTGAGCAAACCATTATGTGGACGGCAGACCGAAGTAGGAGCCCGAAGCAGAGTTGGAGCCGATAGGAGTAATGATGGCATTGCCGAAGCAAGTTGAAGCCCAGTTGAAAGCACTGGAGGAGCTAGAGAAGAAGTTGGCTGGTGAATCCAATCCGCAGGACCAAAACCCTGCCGATCCACCCGGTGACCCCAAGCCTGCTGACCCTCCCGCAGACCCCGCGCCCGCCCCTGATCCGAAACCTGCTGAGCCCAAGCCAGCCCCAGCCGAGCCGCCTGTTGCGGAAGAGACATGGCAGCAGAAGTACAAGACCCTCAAGGGTATGTACGACGCCGAAGTGCCTCGCTTGCATGCTGAGATGCGTGATCTCAAAGCCCAGATGGAGTCCCTCCGAAAGGCCGCAGAGACCAAGCCCGCTGAGCCTGTTGAGCCCGCGAAGCCGACCAAGCTGGTTACCGATGAAGATGTTGCAGCGTTCGGTCAGGACCTGATTGAGGTCCAGCGCAAAGTTGCACGCGAAGTCGCGATGGAGTTCAAGAAGGACATCGACGACCTCCGTTCTGAGAACGTGAAGCTGCGAGAGCAGTTGAGCGCCACTGGAACTCAGGTCAACGAGTCCACGTTCGAGCAGCGTCTGCACCGTATGGTGCCGAACTTTGAAGCAGTCAACTCCGATCCTCGCTGGATTGGTTGGCTCAACGAGTTTGACCCGATTCTGCGCGGACCTCGAAAGCTCGTCGCACAAGATGCGTTCAACCGAGGCGATGTTGAAGCAGTGGCACACTACGTGAGGTTGTTCGAGGCGGCTACGGCCCCCGCACCCAGCGCAGAGCATACTGACAAGAGGGCCGAAGAACTGGAGCGTCAGATTCAACCGTCGCGGAGCGTTGCGTCTGCGCCTGCCCCTTCTCAGAAGGGCAAGACCTACACCGACTCGGACATCCAGAAGATGTTCAAGAAGGCTGTGGACCTTGGGGCGAAAGGGCGTGTCGATGAAGCGGCGAAACTTGAAGCTGAAATTGACGCTGCGTATAGAGAAGGGCGCGTAACTGCGTGATCTCTGTGAGCGGCATCAGTACCCAACCTGTTTTTTCTTTATAGGAGGCTAACATGCCCGCTGTCTATCCCGTACAAGGTGGCTTTGACACCAACCCTTCGTACTCTGGCTCGTTTATTCCGACCCTGTGGTCGGGCAAACTGCTCGCCAAGTTCTACCAGAACACCATGTTGTCGGAAATCTCCAACACCGACTACGAAGGTGAACTGAAGAACCAAGGCGATACGATCCGCATCCGTATGGCACCGTCGATCACTATCCGTGATTACACGGTCGGCCAGACTCTGACTTCGGAAGTTCCCACCCCGATCTTCCAAGACATGCAGGTCAACAAGGGCAAGTACTTCAACGTGCAAGTCAGTGACGTTCTGGCATACCAGTCGGACATGAACCTGATGAACATTTTCACTGAAGACGCTGCCAAGCAGTTGAAAATCTCCATTGAGAACGAGGTGTTCTTCAACAACATGATCACCGAAGGTCCTGCTGCTGCGAACGAGGGCGCTAACGCTGGTGCCATCTCCGCTGCCTACAACCTGGGCACGGACGTGACTCCTGTCGACCAAGCCACCCCCGAGAACGTGCTCAAGTGCATCTTGCGCATGTCCACCGTTCTGGACGAGCAGAACGTGCCTGAAGATGGCCGTTGGTTGGTTCTGAGCCCGTTTGACCGTCATCTGCTGATGCAGTCGAACTTGGCACAAGCCTACTTCACTGGCGACGCTTCCAGCACCATTCGTACCGGCAAGATCGGCATGATCGACCGTTTCACGGTCTACGTGTCGAACCTGCTGCCGCGTGGCGCTGCTGGCAAGGCTCTGGTTGCTGGCCTGACTGACCCGTCCACTGGCGGTGCAGTTGCCAACGCCAAGGCCCGTCGTACGATGGTCGCTGGTACCAAGGCAGCAATGTCTTTTGCCATGACCGTCAACAAGACTGAGCCGCTGCGTAACCAGACCGACTTCGGCGATCTGGTCCGTGGTTTGGCTGTGTATGGTCGCAAGACCGTCAAGCCCGAGGCCCTGGTACTTGCCCAAGTCGGCGCACTTACCTGATAATCGGCGAACCAAAGGGGGTCCTTCGGGACCCCCTTTTTACTAGGAGACCTACATGACTGTTTTTGAACTGATCGACCGCCTCAATGGGCAGATTCTGGCAAACAAGGCCCGAGTCACTGTCAATGGCGTCAGCGTCATCGTTGGCCGCTACGAAGGCGACAAGATGGTCTTCACAGATGAGGGTCGTGCCCTGGCCGACGCCGAGTCCAACATCAAGGCCGCAGAGGCTGAAAAACCCGCTCGTAAAGCAAAGGTTGCTGTAGAATCGACCGTAGTTTTCACCGAGGGTGTGAACGTGCAGTAATAGCGAGGTAGACCATGGCCGTCGTCAAAGTCGTTGATCTGATTTCCCGTGCTGGGACAATCCTCCAAGACACTACGAATATTCGGTGGCCTGCCCCTGAACTACAGGGTTGGTTGAATGATTCGTATCGGGAGATAACGAATCTTCGCCCAGATTCAAACACACAGACCGGCGAGTTTGTGTGCGCCGCAGGCGCGAGGCAAGTCGTAACGACCACATTCGCCAGCGCCATCCGTCTCATTGATGTCGTGCGCAACGTGGCCGTGTCATCTGCCAAAGGGGCGGTGCGGCTCGTAAATCGCCAGATGCTGGATGACCAGCGACGCAACTGGTACGCCGAGACTGGGACCGTTGACATCCAGCACTTCATGTTCGACGCCCGGTTGCCCAAAGAATTTTTGGTGTACCCCCCGGCCACCGTGAACGCTAGGCTTGAGATCGTGTACTCGTCGGTGCCGCTGGCGCACACGCTCACAGAGGCACAACTCACCAACCCGGCAACCGCCGAGGTTATCCGCATCGACGACAGCTACGCCAACGCCATGCTCGACTACATGCTGTACCGTGCGTACAGCAAGGACGCAGAGTACGCGGCGAACGCCAACCGCGCTGTGGCGCACTTCCAAGCATTCCAGAACGCCCTCGGCGTGAAGAGCCAAACAGAGGCTGTTTCTCAACCCGGAGCAGCGTGATGGCTAAGGTCTGGAACGACTTCCTACCCCTGCTGCTCCCGCACGTACCGTCGTGCCCCGACATCACGCTCAAGACGTACTTGGGCATCGTGTCATCGGACTTCTTCGCCCGCACGTATCTGTGGCGGGACAACATCGACGCGATCTATCTGGCCCCCAACCAGATCGAGTACGACCTCGACGCAGAGGCTGTCGTGGAGGATGTGATCTCAGTCGTGTACGACGACAAGGTTCTCGACCGCACTGACATCCGATTCATCCCCGCAGAGCGGGCTGCGGAGACCGGCGAGCCCAGGGCTTTCTGGGTTCAGGCTGACCGAAGCATCAGGGTTTTCCCTGTACCAGAGGCCGCTGGGAAGATGACGGTCACGGCTGTGCTCAAGCCGTCTCGGACTGCTTCTGGCGTAGAAGACTGGATTTACGAGACGTTCGCCGACGTTCTTGTCAGTGGCACCGTCGCGCAGGTTGCCATGATCCCAGGCAAGGATTGGACGAGCCCTGATCTGGCGCTGATGCACAAGGGTCTCTACGAACGAGCCATCACACAGGCACGCATACGTGACATGCGCGGCGTACCCATGGGTGCCCGCATGCGCCCAGCAGCATAAGGAGCCAGCATGGCAGAGAAAATCAAACTGGTCCAGGGCGATACACGCCCAGCCATCGTTTGCACGATCACAGACGACACCACTGGCGCTCCCATAAACATCACCGGGTGCACCGTGCGCCTGAAGTTCCGCGCTGCCGGGGCTACCGTGCTCACGGCCACGATCACTGGCTCTGTCACAGACGGCCCCAACGGGCAGGTGGTGTTCTTCCCAGCCTCCGACCCTGCTATGCTTCAGGGCGCTCCTGGCGACTACGAGGGCGAGATCGAGATCACGTTCGTGGACACAACCGTCCAGACGGTCTATGACTTGCTGAAATTCAAGGTGCGAGAGGACTTCTAAGTGGCGCTAGAGGTCGTTGGTAACACGACGGCGGCCTCAACCTCCGTTACGAAGCCACGCGCAGGCGTGGTTGTTGTAGAGCCGCGTTCCTCGGTCACGTACACGGACGCCGCAGCCTCGGCTGTAGCCAGCACCCCGCGACTGAACATCGTTGTCGTAGACCCACGCACGTCCATAGCGTACGCTGTGGCGGCTGCGGGCGTGTCGTACGTAGACTTGGCGCTTGGCGTCCGTATGGACACCACTGGGCAGTTCAAGCTGATCCGCGACATGCAGGTTGTCGTGGACAGCATGCGGTTTGACTTCTCGAAGTCGCTCACGGACGCGGCGTCGGTCGTGGATCGACCGGCCATAGATTTCTCAAGGCCCGTATCTGATACGGTCTCTTTGGTCGAAACGTTTAGCAAGTTGCTCACCTACGTTCGCCGGTTTGATGATACCCAGAGTCTTACGGACTCGCAGGTTTTCTCTGTCGCCAAGGCTGCGTTTGACGCCGCCGTTGTGGTTGACACCAAGGCTTTCAGCTTCGACAAGCCGTTGGCTGACGGCACCAGCCCACTGGATGCAATCTCTCTGCTGACTGCCAAGGCTTTGGTTGACCAGTTATCGACCGCCGATGCGCTCAGGATTGACACCGCCAAGCTCCTCGCCGACGCTTTTGCCCTGGCCGACGTGTCTGCCTACGCTCTGAGCAAGCTGCTGTCCGACACCACGCAACCCCAGGACATCTTGGCCTACGATTTGGTCAAACTCTTGGCGGACGGCGTCGCCATGAACGACTCCTTCGACGCTGGAGACGGTGCAGTCTTCAGCTTTGCGAAAGGCGTTTCTAATGTCACAATTACGTCTGATGTCGCGATTCGGGCCGTGGCGAAGGCCACCAATGATCTCGTGTCAGTTTCTGACTCTGGCTTGGTACTGATCCAAGATTACGTCGAGCCTGGGTACTTTCTGGAAGACTATGTCGGCGCATCCCGCGCTTTTTAAGGAGTCATCATGATCACCGACCATCTCAAGATCACGGGCGCTGTGCAGATTTGTCTTTTCAACAAGGACGGCTCGCTCAAGGACACTCGCGAAATCAAGAACCTCGTCGTCACGAGCGGCAAGGAGTTCATCGCCGCCCGTATGGTCGGCACCCCCACCGAGATGAGCCACATGGCTATCGGCGCTGGTGCTACCGCAGCCGCAGCAGGGCAAACCGCGCTGGTCAGCGAGCTTGGTCGAGTGGCGCTTTCCACCGAGGCTTCGTCGGGCGCTGTTGTCACGTACGTCGCCAACTTCCCGGCAGGCACTGGTACTGGCGCTGTTGTCGAAGCTGGTATCTTTAATGCCTCTTCGAGCGGTACAATGCTTTGCCGCACGGTTTTCTCGGTTGTCAACAAGGGCGTGGACGACGCGATGTCGATTACCTGGACGATCACCGTAAGCTGATTTCCCAAAGGTGACCTAGATGGCAGATTTGACCCTACGCCTCGTAAAAGGCTCTCCGCTCACCAACGCTGAGGTAGACGCCAATTTTACGAATCTGAACGAGGGTCAGACCATCGCAGGCGAGCCGATGGGCCATGAGGACAGGACACAGTCCACCCTCAGCTTTAACGCAGGTTCTCGCACCGTTACGATCGCGCCTACGGGCGCTTCGTTCACTGTCTGGTGTAAGGGCGAGAAGTACGTCTTCACCACTGCGCAGTCGGTGGTGCTGCCCAACACCACGGGCATCCACTACGTCTACTTCAGCAGCACTGGCGTGCTGTCTGCGAAGCTGAACTACTTCGACTTCCACGAGGATGCGCCTACGGCGTATGTGTACTGGAACTCTGTCACTGGGGCTGCTCCGTTCTTTGCTGATGAGCGGCACGGCATCACGCTCGACTGGCAGACGCACGAGTACCTGCACCGCACACGCGGCGCGGCGCTGGCGAATGGCTTCAGCATCTCCAACTACACGATCACGGGCACCGGCAGCGCAGATGCTGACGCGCAGCTTGATGTCTCTGGCGGCACATTCTTTGACGAGGACCTGAAGGTCCAGATCATAAGCACCAACACACCGGCTGCGAACGCTTGGGAACAAGACCTGTCTGGCCCCGCTCGCATCCCAGTGATGTACAGGAGCGGCGCTGGCTGGGTGCTTGACTCACCCACCAACTTTATCCTCAAGGCAGGCACTGCCACTCCTCGCTACAACACTGAGGCGGCAGGCGTCTGGGGGCTCACCGACGTTCCGAACAACCAGTATTCCACTGTCTGGGTCATAGCCACCAACAACCTGAACTACCCCGTGGTCGCAATCATGGGGCAGGCGGCTGACAGCAACTCTGGACAAGTAGAGAACATAGATTGGAGCAGCCTCAACCTAGATGGATTTCCGTCCGTTGAGTTCCGCCCGCTGTACAAGGTCATCTTCCAGGCAAGCTCCAGCTACGCCAACACGATCAAGGCACGGTTCACCAAGGTATTCGACATCCGCAGTCTCGTGTCTGCTGGCGTGTCTGCGGCCATCGGTAGCTCGCATGGTGGCCTATCTGGTCTGGGCAATGACGACCATGTGCAGTACCTGCACGTCTCTGAGGTACGCTCTCCGTCACAGGCGGTGAAGAACAGCTTCCTGCCCGCGCAGACGGGGAACAACGGCAAGTTCCTGACCACCGATGGTTCTACGCCATCGTGGGCCACGATGACTGCGCCGAACAACGGCACGCTCACGCTCAACACGTCTGGCATCGGTCTATCTGGCACTGCGTCGTTCAGCGCCGATCAGGCAGGCAACAGCACGTTCACTGTAGCGATCAACTCGTCCGCAGCCAACGCGGCCAACACCGTCGTCATTCGCGACGGCTCTGGTAACTTCGCAGCCAACGCGATCACCGCCAACAGCTTCAGCGGGCCACTGTCTGGCAACGCCAGCACGGCTTCTGCGCTGGCTACGGCTCGCGCAATCACGGCCACAGGTGATCTGTCGTGGACTGTGAACTTCGACGGCTCTGCTGCCGTTTCCGCAGCCGCTACGCTGGCAAACAGCGGTGTCACGGCGGGCACCTATGGCTCTGCTACGCAGACTGTGACGGCTGCTGTTGACGCCAAGGGCCGCGTGACTTCGCTAAGCGCCCAGACTGTCACCCCGGCCTGGGCCTCGATCACTGGCACGCCTACAACGTTGGCAGGCTACGGCATCACTGACGCGCAAGCGTCGGACGCAGACCTCACAGCCATCGCAGCCTTGACTGGAACATCGGGCGTTCTGCGCAAGACTGCTGCCAACACGTGGTCGCTTGACACCGCTACATTCCTCACCAGCAGCAACTACAACTCGTATTCCCCCACGCTGACGGGCGGTGGGGCCTCTGGTACGTGGAGCATCAGCATCAGCGGCAACGCTGCGACTGCGACCGCCCTTCAGACGGCCAGAAACATCAACGGCACCAGCTTTAACGGCACTGCCGACATCAGCACCACAGAGTG